GTAAATTAGTGTTAACATTACCTACCGTTAAGTTACCATAACCTTGTATGCCGCCACCGCTAATGCCGCCAACACTTAATGAACCATTTGATACAGTAAGACTACCAGCACCTGGCGCCAGGCCTGCACCATCTACTAGAATTCTAGTTGCTTGGAATAGACCTCTGTTGTCAAAAGAGCATGTAGACGGGACTGTTATAGCATAACCACTGCCAGCATAACTGTTTGCTTGGTTAAAGAAGTCTATTGCATTTTGACCTGTAAAGTATTGATTTGTTGTACCTTCGTCTAGATCATCTGTGTCTAGTCCTACTAAATTAACACCTAAAGCGTCAGAGCTTTGGAATAAACCAACACCTGCACCTGCAGATAATACACCTGAGGTGTACGCTAACCCAGCACCTGCAACGCTTGGTGCTAAAGACACTATGCTACCACTTGAAGTAATGCCTGGTCCTGCGCCTACTGATAATGTTACTTCACCTGAAGAACCACCACCTGTTAAACCAGCTCCTGCGTAAACGCCTGTGATGTCTCCGTTATTGTCTGCTTGTATAACACCAGTAGTACTATTGTAAGTAATGCCTGTACCACCACTTATAGATGCTCTTGCTACTGCATTTGCTCTAGCATCAGTGAAGTATAAATTAGTGCTACCTTCTGCTAAATCATCTGTTGTTTTACCTGTAAACAATGCATTTGCATCAATGGCAATTACACCAGTACCACTATCATATGTGATAGGTGCTGTTGCACTTATTTGACCTCTGATATCAGATGTGCTTACACCTGTGTATTGAATTATACCATTAGAACCTACGCTGTTATCGTAGGCTAAGTTACCAAAGCCACTTTCATTGCTTACTGATATTGCAGCTCTAACTTCTGAATTTGATATGAATACTGATTCACCAACTAAAACATTTGATACTGTACTTGCTACATTTACTATGCTGTTGGTAGTATCAACTGTTATATTGCTAGTTGGGACGCTAACTGTTACATTTGCCATGTTAGTCTCCTTATGCTACTGTTGATACTGTTATTGTTATGTCTGAGGCTCCGCCACCACCCATGTTTACATCTAGTAGTTGGATTGTGTCTCCAACATTGTATCCTGTACCTCTGGATGTGATATCTATGTTTGTTACACCACCTGTTGTTACTTGTACGCTGAATGTTGCACCAGTACCTTCTTTGTTGCTTAGTCCAGTTACTGTGTATGCACCAATTGCTCTATCAGCATCAGTTGCGGAGTTATCAGTGAATGTTAACACACCACCTGTTCCTAATGGAATGTAATTGCTGTCTAATGTTGGATCTGCTGGTGATACAGTACTGTCCCATCTTTGCATCAAACACCATCTGTGTGATTCTACAATGTCTGGTAACGCACCGTTTGGGTTAGTCCATGTAAAGGTTACTATTGTTAGTGGTACATTTGTTCTTGCACTAGGAGTAATAGGGCCAGTGTATAGATCTGGTGGTATTTGGAAGTTGACTGTTCCTGCTGTACCGTTATTAGTTATGTTACTACCTGGTATTGTTGCACCCGGAGAACCAAAGAATCCTACAATCTTGCTCTCTGTGAAGTTGGGTAATCCAGTGTTTCTATCGTATGCTACTGCATCTACGACCAATGTTTGATATGTTGCTTCGAATGTGTATAGTGTTACATCTGTACCGAAGTCATATGTGTAATTCTTTGATGTTGATGGGAATTGTTCTTCGACAACCACATTGTCTGCACCACCTACATAACTTTTGAAATCTAATAATCTACCTGACATGTTTACTCCTGAGGGATTAGACTGTTATACTGAGGCATAACAGAATATATTTAATAATTGTATTTATCCAATTTTGTTAATTTTGTGTTTATTCACCAGCATCTGGTAATACTAATCTACCATTTGATGCCGCGGCATACTCGTCTATGTCTATTCTTACACCATCTACTACTATACAACGCTCTGATGGTCCTATATAATTGCCATATGCATCATACATTCTTAATATTACCGAATCATATACTTCTATCATATCTATATTTCCTTATTCCGGGCGTGTAGGCCACTGTATGTTTATATCTTCAGTTATTCCAGCATAATCGAAATCTCGTAATGCTTGTCTATATGTTTGCCACTCTGCTTTTTTGGCATCGCTTAGTGGCGAGTCAGCGCCTTGCGTCCAATCACATGTTGTTAGCATATTGTTTCTTTGACTCTTTATTTTGTTTGCTAAATTATCATCATATACAGCAGGAACAGGTCTAGTACTAAAAGGTGTAGTAGTTAAATCTAATTCTACATGCTTTGCATTGTACACAGAACCATTTATTTCACTTTCTAGTATGTAACTCATGTGCATGCCTGCGTTTGCATTACATAACCTAGTTGCTTTTGCTTCAGTGATATTTCTTACATAATAGATATCGCCGCTAACATTGTTGTAGAACACATATTTTTGCATTAGAAGAATCCTCCGATATCTATGTAAACATCCGATTTACTTATTCGTTTGTCTAAGTTAGTTACATCAAATCCTCGCACACCACTCGGGTTAACATTTAAATCACTGTTTGCATAGTTAATCACATTCATGTAATTTGGTATATAAGCCTTGGTTGCACTTGCTGGCGGTCTACCGTAATCGTTAACTGCAATGCTAGAACCTCTAGTCTCTGATATTTCATATTTAAAGTTATCAGTTAGTGTAGGGATTGTAGGTAAGTTACCAGATATAATACCACTACCTTGTGCTATTTCGCCAATGTCTGCATTTGCATTTGCTGTATATTTGCCTGTACTAGGATCAACATCAAATTCCTTGTAGTAGATTTCTCTAGCTGGTTTGTATGCTATTTCGTTAGTGTTTAGTCCATTGAGTGCACCATATGGTACTACACTATTAATAGCACTGAATTCTCCATAGTCGATAGCACCTAAGTCTACTATGTCGATGGGTGCTATAATACTTGCATTTGAACCTATAGGAGCACTTACTACCGCGGCATTTGCCACAGAGTTATTTGATACATCTTCTTCATACTGTAATCCAGCCTGTACATTACCTAAGTCAGCTCTACTGATAGCACCTCTGTTATTTAATGCTATGTTTGCTGTATTTGCCACTATTGATCTGTTGTCAAAAGTACCACCGAACTCTAATCTTAATTCTGCTAACAGTTCATCTGTTAATGGACCTGCTGGGAATGCCGGGTCTTTGGGCACTGGTTTAGGTTGTGGCAATGACACATTAACTGTTTCGCCAGGTGTAAAGGTTGCACCGGTTGTTGGGAATATAGTAGCCATTTCAGGCTCAATGCTTGTTGAACCACCCATTATGTTGATGTTTGCTATAATTTTGTCAATGTCTGGTATATTTGGTATTGTGATAGGAAAGTTGATACTTGGTACATCAGGACCACCTGCTCCTGGACCGTATATAACATTACCAATGTCCACATTACTTGTGACATTACCTGTTGGAGGATCTACAATGTTTGCTACATTACCTAGTGGATCGTCTACAATGGTTATATTACCAATAATGTTTGATATGTTACTCCAATCAACATTGCCCCATATGCCTGTCCACCATCCTGGTATACCAGTTAAGTCTAATGCACCTGAATCTTGTGCTACAATGTGTGTGTAAATATCATCATCATATTCTAATAACACCATTTTTACACTTAACATTCCATCTTCTGCTTCTTGTTCGCTTACACGCATAACACGGAATAACTTGTCTGTGAATCCATATGTTGCATTAGTTAACTTAACTATATCACCTACATCCGACTGTATTGCGGCATAGTCGGCATCTAACTGTACTACTAGATCCTTTCTACTTTGTCTTAAATCAATTTGTGCTAAGTTAGTTACTCGCGGCACATCGTTACAGATAGGATATCTTGTAACTAATTTGTTTGTGGGTTCATTTGGATTTAGTTCACCACTTGGTGTGCTGATAAACACTGTGCTTGTTTGATCTCGTTCTGCTCCATCTGGGAACTCTGCTTCAATTGCATTGTATTGTGCATATAACTCTGTTGATGTTACATCAATTGCACCTATAACATTGTCATCATTGAGAACATAAGCGGCACTTTTTTCTGCTGTGGTTGCTTCTCTGCTTGGTACTACTTCGAACTTGCCTATTTTGGGATTGTAAGTAAAGAATGTGCTACATGCTTGACATATCATATCAATGTTGGTGAACACATCTGAATATGTGCCTAACATACCATTGATTGCCCATCTATTGTGTGATAATGTTGTGCCTACACTGTTTTGGTATTCTACTTGTTCTGTTGCGTATGTTGTTAGTTCTGCTATACTAGCAGTGTCTACTTCTGCTGTGGTAAGTCCTGCTCCATATCTACTGTTTAATAAGAAGTCACTGAGTACTGCACCTGGTTCAGAAAGACTGTTTGTTATTTCTGTTGTGTATTGTCCTAAGCCTGTTAATCCTTCTTCGGCATCATAGTCTATTTGGAATACAACATACACTAGACCTTCGTAACTTGTACTTGCGTTAATAGTGCTTAACATAGTGGTTGCGGCAACTTGGTTACCACTTGCTGGGAATATTTGATTACCAGCGGCAGTACCACCTGCGTATGCTCTCACACGCATTTTACCATTGACTTTGTTTGCTGATGTACCATTAGCATCTGTTACTGATGTTACTATATGACTACTTGCACCAACACCAAAGTTCAACTTTTGGTCACCTCTGTATTGATCACCCATTGTGTATGTGCCTGAGTCTGTTTTCTCACCTAACACTATAACATAAGTCATTGTATCGTTTTGATTACTGATACCAGCATCTACAATTAGTCCACCTGTTAAGTTACTGCCGTAGAACACAGGCACTTTGTTGTCTGTGCTTGGTGCTACCTGTACTTTAACACCTGGATCTTTTGCACTAGCCACATTAGGTGGTTTGAACACACCTAATACCTTTGCTGTACCCATTGCTAAACCACCTGCAATCACAGAGGTAACTAATCCACCTACTGTTAATGTGCCGAATATTGTGGTTGCTGCAAGTCCTGCAGATAATATTGCACCTGTAATTGCACTTGCTATTGCTGTAAAGACTGCCATATGTTATCCTTCGTAAATATAATTCTTTTCAATTGAACGCCAACCTCTTTTTTCTAAATCAAAGTCTGGTGACTGTTCCATGTTTGTCAATGTGAAGCCTTGTATTTCACCTGCTTCTTGTAATGCTTTTCCGAACTTGATATATCTTAATAATAATTTATATCCTGCACTAGTCATTCTATGTTCTTCATCTACCCACCATGCTACTTCACGCAATGTTTTGATCTCTGGTAACCATGGGTCTGGTGATATATCACCTATAAGCATACCTATTGTTTTTTCTTCATGTTCTGCAAGTAGTATACATCCACCTGCCATAAATTTGCATAATAACCTTCTTACCCAAGTGTCGTTATACTGTGGATTGTGATGTGCTTCATATGGGCTACTGTTTGCGAAGTCTATCATCATTTCCATTATTTTATCAAAGTCTTGTATTGTTGCTTTTCTTATCTTCATATCTTCAAACCTTTATATCTTTATCTCATGTTAATATTGATATTATCAAATGGGTTGCGGCCACCACCACGGCCGCCTCCGCCGCCGTAACCACCGCCTCCGGAATACTCTTTACCGAAGTCAAATTGTGTGTTATTGATAATGGGCACTCTGTCAAAAGTGTTATCACCTGGGAAGAATTGCTCTCTGTCACCAGGTGCTGTTCTTTGTCCGTTTACTCTGTTTTCTAATATGGTGTTGATACTGGATACTGCAATGCCTATACTGTTTGTGATGTCTCCATTTTCTAAATCTACATCTTCTGAGATACTGTAGTTGGTAATAATACCTTTGTATCGTGGATAAACATTAGTTACAGCATAATTATCGTCAAAGAATGCTCTATATATGGTTACACCACCACCTTTTACTTGATTTTGTAACACTGTTTGCACATTACCTGCAGGAATTCCTGTTAAAGATAGACTTAAATCACCATTTGTGGTCTTAATATCCTCTGTGAATTCACCTACACTTAAGAATGCACCTAATTCAGTGTAATTATTACTGTTATATGTGATTGTTTTCCAACTGTTTGACACATAATAAGTTGTACTACCTATTTGTAGGTCTATAAGCAAACAATGTTTGATGTTGTTGGCAGTTACTTCTGGTATACTGGTACTCATTAACCGTCCTCTTTTCTAATGAACTCTAAATATTCAAATTCAGAATCAAATTGTAATATATCACCTGGCATAACTGAGTATTTTGGTTTGTTTAATAACTTAACTTTCCAACTAACTGCAGAACCTACTACAATTCCTTTACCACTTAGTGTATAACTGTCTTGTGGTATAAAGTTCCTGCTTAGTGGTATAGCAACACTGCTTGATGTAGTATGGGCTACATCTGCTGTTACTTGATATGGGTATCTATATCCACTTGCTGGTTGTATGTAGTCACCTTTCTTAAACAAGAATGTGCCTGATCCTGCACTACTAGCATTCACTGTTAGTGTGTTACCACTTGCTGATACGCAAGTAACAGCACCTATGCCTGTACTATCTCCTTGATAAGCGGTAATGTAAGCAAGTCCAGTATTAGTCGTACCTATGTCTATTGTTGCTTCTTCTGTAACATCTAATGCATTGAGGTCTTCTGTAAGTCCTCTGTTTGTGCTGTATTTTAATCCTGAATGCATGCCGCTTGTGAATTGATATGGTACAGCACTTACTACTTCAGATGTAAGTAATCTACCTGATCTTGATATTGATTGTCCTGCAATTTTCTTTCTATATATGGTAACATAGGTTGCGTTATCTACTATTGTTTGTAGGCTCATCGTGGTTGTCTCCTTGCACCTACTTGGGTGACATTGTATAAGTATTCTGGGTCACTGGCAACTAATTGTTTGAATGAACGAGCATCAACAGCATTAATGTTGTATGTTACTTGTCCACCGCCCATTCCAATACCTTGACCACCTGCTAATCCTTCTGTGATATCATTTGGTAT